TATGTTTGCGGGGTCTAAAGTGGATATCATACCTCCAAAGGGTTTAGAAGTACCGTATGGAGAAGTAATAGCGTTATATCCTCCCAACAAAGCTTTTTGAGTAGGTATGTATTGTACACTTGGAGTATCAGTAACAGCGTTAGAACCTGAAGTTAACACCATGTAATTTGGATAATCACTAAAAGAACCTGTAATATTACCACCGCCTCCACCACCACCTGAACCCGTAGCCACAGTTATGTTAAAAGTAGTACCGTTACCCTTTGTAAACGTTATGGTGTTTGAAGATACTGAAGCTGTGATTAAAGCATTTGGGGTATTAGATGCTGTTAATGCTTGAGAAGCACTTACTGCATTAAGAACATAAGATGCTGTTTGAGCAGTTGTTACATAAGAAGCAGTTAATGCTTGAGATGATGATAAAGCATATGATGCTGAAGTACTATTTAAAGCATATGAAGCTGAAGTACTGTTTAGAGCATAAGATGATGATATAGCAACAGATGTTGATATAGCATAAGATGCACTAGTAACTTGAGAAGCACTTAAAGCATATGAAGCTGAGGTACTGTTTAGAGCATAAGATGCACTTGTACTTGTGTTGCTATAAGAGGCTGATAATGCTTGTGAAGCATAAGAAGCTGAGGTAGTATTTATAGCATAAGATGCACTTGTACTTGTGTTGCTATAAGATGCCGTTAATGCCTGTGAAGCGTACGAAGCGGTACCCAGTAGAGAACCAGTATGAACTCCGTTAAACGAACCCGTAAACGAACCTGTACCGTATAGGTTACCACCTGTAAAAGTCAATACAGATACGCCACCAAAAGAACCACCGTTGTTGTATTGAATCTGTCCTGATGAACCGCCTGGGGAAGTTGAACCACCACCGCCTGAACCTGATACTGTTAGTAGATAACCGTTGTTATCAAACCCTAAGTAACCAACCAAGGAACCCGTAAACGATGATAGACTGTTATACGCCGGTAACTGCATCTGTTTGGTACCCATGTTCCAGCTGGCTACCACAGCATCGCTGCTCACGTTAGTACCCCTTAAAAGTCGAGTCAGGTTTTGGTAGTTATCAAACATGGATGCTGAAGTATATCCTCCAACATTTGTAGCTTGTAATAGTAACTGACCGCCTTCACCTGTACCACCACCAGGGGCAGGTCCCAACACCAACGTATTTTCGTTTGAACCTAAGCTTGATGTACCTACGGTTAAGGAACCCGTAATCAGTACGTTTTGGTTTAGAGTATTAACGTACGATGCTGTTGTTGAATAAGACGCCGTTAAAGCATATGAGGCCGAAGTGCTATTTAAGGCATATGAAGCACTGGTACTAGTATTTGAATAGCTAGATGTTAATGCGTATGAAGCACTTAGGGCCGGATTAGTAGAAGTATGTATCGAACCTGTTACGTAAGAAGCTGTGGTACTAGTATTTGAATAGCTAGATGTTAATGCGTATGAAGCACTTAGGGCCGGATTAGTAGAAGTATGTATCGAACCTGTTACGTATGAGGCAGTAGTAGCATATGAACTAGATACGGCATTAAGAACGTAAGATGCTGTTTGAGCAGTCGTTACGTAAGAGGCTGTTGTGGCAGTTGCAGCGTTACCTGTGATCGATGCGCTTATGTTGTTTGAGTTCTGCCACTTTGTTGAAACGTTGCTGTATACCAGTGCTTGACCGTCTGTTGGACCCGATATGGATACGTCGGATAGACCCGCCAATGTTGTTGTTATCACGGAGCCACCTCCACCTGAACCTCCCACCGACCTGAACAATCCTCCCGGTACTATGGTGTACGTTGATGAGTTTGTAAAGTCTGCGTTGTTTTGCACCAGAATATAACCTAAGAATACCGCATTTGCTGCCGTGGTTGGAGCCTCTACAAATGCTTCTATGTTTATGTTTGCCAACGCAGATGATTGGTTCGGATACACAGCGTTACCGTAGTAAACGACTATTGCCTTTGACACAGAGTTTGGAAACCAAAACACCCTTTGTATGGACCAGTTCCTGCCTGGACCGGTACCCGGAACGGCGGTTAAGGTACCGTTGTTTGAGTACTGTGTAGGGTCTATCGTAGAGTAACCTGCACCCCCGTTTTGAAGATACACCCAGCCATTGCTACTTGAACCTGATTGATAGTACCTCCATATCTTAGATACACTTGTTCCTGTATCGGTTACATATGATGGGTTATTCGGGTCTATTGGATAATTCGCACCGTCTGCAAAAGCAGTACCGCTACCCACCACAAGAGAACCCGTAGAAGATCCGCTTGGCGCAAGGGTGAATCCAGACAGCTTAAGGGGACCGAACGCCTGTGTAAATATGCTGCTTCTTTGCTTCCAACCGTATGCTAAAGACGGTTGTGTTTTTACTCCATTTATCGTAGAGTTGTTGTTGTGTAATACAAGACCAACAGGGATTAACGTATTGAATTGACCGTCTGTAAAAGGGGTTCCCTGTGCAAATATGGTTCCGTTTGATTGGATCGCCACAAACTGTTGGTCGTAAGAAGCGGACAGTGCAGCTATGCTTTGGGTAACCAGGTTCCAGTTTACGTACTGTATGGTCGGATAAGGGTTGCTACCTGTGCTTGCGTTTAGGTTAACTATGATACCCGAACCGCTACCCACCTGATATACCGTGGATGATTGGCTCGTGATGAGACCTCCGTTTAAAATACCGGTATACAAGTTACCTTCAATCCAACGTAAACGAGTAGTGTTTGAATACCCTGAACCGTTTTGGCTGAAGTATAAATCCTGTGTTGAGCCAGAAACGTAAACGTACGAGGCCGATATCGAGTTGTCTATATTTTTATTAACAGGATCAAACTTGATAACACCGTTTGTTTCCATGTCACCGTATACCTTAATTGTAGGGGTTGCAGGTGTTGTGGTCGAACCCGATATTATGATTGAACCTGAAAGGGTTGTGTTTCCTAAGAGATTATTGTTTCCTGTTTGTGTGGTTGAACCGGTTACGTTAAAGGATCCGGTTAACGTTAAGCTTCCGGATATGATTGCAGAACCTGTGTAAGGGAACGTTGTACCTCCTGGAGCCCAAGATGCGGATACGGCGTATGAAGCTGTACCTAAAAATGAACCTGTAAATGAACCTGTAAATGAACTTGCTGTTACGTTTGTGTCAACAGTCAATGAATTAAGATTGGCTGATGAGCCAGATAAAATGACTTTTTTCCAAGATGGCATGATATAAATATTATTTTATATTGTGGTTAGATACATACACTTATGCCGTGTATATGCCTACTTCCCGAAGGCCAACAATATTGTTTATAATAAATATATTAAATTATTTCTCAGATGCAGATTTTTTAGCATCTGTTTCTATAAGAGCTTGAAGTTCTTCTTGTTTTTTAACGTTATCTTCTAGTATTAATTGCTGAATAGTGTCTATTTCACTTTCACATTTCATTTGAAGTGAAGCTAAAAATTTAGCATCTTTACCTGATACTGATACAATATCTAAAGCTTGACGAATAAAAAGAAGTTCATTTAATGTAACATCGATTGAGAATATATCCATAACATTTATTTATTTTGTTCTAAATATTGATTTTGTAATTTTAATACTGTATTGTAAACTAATTCAACGTGTTCTCCTACAAATGTTGATTGTTTTACTATGTTTAATAAAAAAACCAACTCCGAGATGTTTAGTTTAGTTTCATCTGGAGTTGGTTGGGGATTACTTATTACTACTAATTTTCCTGTTGTTAAACCCATAACTAATTAATATTTTATTAAGCGTAAATATAAATATCACTTGTAGAACTGTTAACATACATATTACCAAATCCATAAGTTGCACCACCCCAAACTGGATTACCTGTTGGAGAACCAGCTGATGAAGATACTGTTACTACATATTGATCTGGAGTAACGTTAGTTACAGATCCTGTTTGATCATATGCTACTGCGAAACGACCATAGTTACCATAAACGCCACCTGAATTTCTTAAATAAAATGCTGAACCAGATCCATTAGTACCAGAACCAGTATTATATTGTACTATAAAACCACCGTCTGTTGCTGTTGTTGAACCACTAGCTACAACTATGAATGCGTCTTTAACGTATAAATTTTGTGTGTTAATAAATGATGCTGTACCATTTACTGTTAAGTTACCTGCAATTGTTGTATCACCAGTAGCTGTAGTTACTGTAAAGTTACCACCACCTACAGAAACTGTTGTACCATTATCTGTTATGCTTGAGTTTGCAAATGCAGCACCTGTCCATTTCGTTATATAGTTTGTGCTTAATGATGAAGCACCACTTACTGCTACTGTTTGAGCAACAGAACCACTGTATGTAAATGCTGTTATACCAGTACCTTGAGTCAAGGCCGCTATTGTAGAACCAGCTGTTGGAGCATATGAAGCTGATAAAGCATATGAAGATGATATAGCAACAGATGTTGATATAGCATAAGATGCACTTGTAGCATATGAAGCACTAAGAGCATAAGATGCAGAAGTAGCATTTAAAGCGTATGATGCTGAAGTGGCATTTAAAGCGTATGATGCTGATGTAGCGTTTGAGGCGTAAGATGCTGAAGTAGCAGTTGAGGCGTAAGAAGCACTTGTACTACCTGAAGCATAAGAAGCAGATAATATAGAGTTAGAACCATAAGGTCCATAAACGTTAGAACTAGTTACATATGATGCTGTTGCTGCTGTAAATGAACCAGTACCTGCGTATGATAATGTACCGCTAGCTGTATTATAAGCTACATAGTAAGGTTGACTTGCATTTGATAATGATGTTGTAATAGCACCAGTAAATGAGCCACTAAAAGCTCCAGATATTGCTACACCTGTTGCACCTGTTGTTGCTAAAATATTACCTGTACCATTTATTGCAGTTGTTGAAAGGTTACTACCTGAACCTCCACCTATTACTACTTGTCCTGAAGTTAAACCATCTACTTGTAAATTTGACAAGTTAGCTGAACTACCTGAAACTATGACTTTTCTCCATTGTGCTGTTGCCATTGTTGTTGTATTTTAATTGTTAATGTTTTGTTTTTGTATAAATATTATGTTATTCTAACCCCACATAAAAAGAAGATGAAGTAAACCATATAGTTCCTGCAACCGTTGCTCCTGTCGGTGCTAACGATTGTGTTGCTATCTGAATTATGCTTTGACTTACTGTTAATATAGGTTGTTTTGTTGTGAAGTTTCTTACTATAAACAGGTTACTATATACGTCTGTGTTACCGCTGCTGCTTATATTAATATATGGTATACTTCCAGATTTAATTAAAAATAAACTATTTGGATCAACATTAACACTGGCTGTAATGCTACCTGTTGATATTTGAGATAAATTTAATCCAGCAACATATGAGGCTGTTAAAGCGTAAGATGAACTTGTACTACCTGAAGCATATGAAGCACTTAGAGCGTTTATAGCATAAGACGCAGTTGTTGCTACTGTACCACCTTCTATGGTGTATGCACTAACTGGTACTTGATCTAAAAATCTAACTCTAGCCATTAATTATTTTGTTTTTGTATAAATATTATTATATTATTGTTGCTCTAGATGTAGATTGATCTATTTGAACAGCTCTTTCTGCTTCTTTTTGTTTAAGAGCTGTAGCTGTACCATCAGGATTAACAGTACCAGTAAGAATAGCATCATTAGAAGTAGCTTCGATAGAAAATATTATTTTTGATTTGTCTCTAAATTTCTTTATTGCACTTAAATCTTTTTGAATAATATCAGGTATTATATGCCCATATAATTTAATATTAAATGTACTTTTCACTGCTCTTTCTTCTGAATCTGCTAATTCACTTATTGTACCAAATGAATCTATTCTAGCTTGGAATTTATATCTTTCTGGATCTCCCCAATATGCGTCTGAAGCGTAATTAATTGCTTCTACTATTTTGTTTAGTTGTTCTACGTAATAAGTAAATATAGTACAACTATATTCTATAGTAACGTAGTCTGGCATTATAGTTGCATAGTATGTTTTTTCAGGTGTTCTATTGTTTAAAACATTAAAGTTAGAATAAGCATCTTTGGTTGAATATTTTTTAGTAAATACCCCAAAATTTTGAGGAGAATTCGCGTCTAATTTATTAGCTATTGTTCTATTTTTATCAATTGAATCTCTTTTAAATACAATTAAAGGAAACATTGCTTTTCCTTTAGAATCTCTATAATAACCATCTTTTTGCATTGATTTCCATCTTTCAGGAGAACCATATATTACAGGTACAGGTAATCTTTCTCCATTTTGTATTACAAAAGGTTGTATTACATTTTGAAAATAATATAAAATAGCCTCATCTATATCTTTAATACCAATACTAAAAGGTTTTACAGTGTCTCCTTTAAAAGAAGTTTGTAAAGCTCTATTAACATTTGGGTTTGTAGATGAATAATTTGGATTACCTGCTGTTGGGTCTGTAGGTGTTTGTAATCCAATACTTATTTCTTTTTGGGTTTTAGGTATGGGTGTTTTGCCTTGAGTAGTCATTATAATCTAGCTTTAACAATGTTAACAAGATCTTGAGGTACATATCTGGTTTGGCAAATTACTGAAGTGTTGTAACCAAAGTAATTTAATCCTGGATTTAATGGGTTATTACCTGAAGAATCAGTGTATGGATAATTTGGATCTTTACCCATAAATTGTTGGTTAGTTATTATTTTAACATTTTCAAAGTATCCTTCTTGATACATAATAATATCTCCAACTTCAGGGTATAAATTAGCATCTGTTAAATCATCAATAAGGAATGAGAAATCATTTCCCCATTCGAAATCTACACCTATACCATCAGATGAATAATTTTGGTCTTTTCTTTCTATTAAACAATTTAAAATAACTGGTTCTTGGAAATATCTTCCCTCAGCTGCTTCACCATATATGTTAACAGATGTTTTAACTAAATTATGTTTATAATAAACACACTCTTGAGAAATAATGTTTCCCATTAATTCTCTGTTCACGTATCTGAACATGCTAATATCTCTAGCTGAACCGAATAAAGCGCACATATATTTTAATTTTTAAATTTCCATTTATATCCAAAAGCGGTTTTTGTCTTTTCATGACAGCAACTATTTATATTAGGTTGAGATAATCCTAATGTATTAGATGCTTCTTTACCACTATTCCATTCTTTAATAAAATTACCTTCAATATTAGTTGACTGCCCAATATATATTCTCCCATTAGGATTTGTTATTTTATATATTCCTATCATATTATCCTATAAAAATTTGCATTGGTACATAAGAAATTTCTTGAAGTCTAGCTACTGATTCAGCTGCTCTTCTTTCAAGTAAAGCTTGATTTGATGTTTGTTCAAAGTATTCTCTTAATCTTTGAATTAAAGCATCTTTAGTTGCTGTAGCAGAAGTTAATAAATCTGATTGGTTAAGTGTTACATTTGAGTTAGGTATAGGAATAGTACTATATTTTCCTCTTACATATCCTAACATTTCTTTTGATATTGCTAAAGTGTATTCAAATATCCATTGACGACCAATAGAGTTTATCTGGGAGTAGGTAGGGTTATTGTATGGAGCATTTGATGCGTTTGTAACACTACCAGATGCTTGAACGATGGCGTTATTTAATCTATCGTTTAATAAAATATATTGAAAATATAAATAAGCAGCTCCATCTCCTGTTGGGATAGGGAATATTCTTAATTTATTATTTATTAATTCAAATGAGTAATTTGATAAAGCAACTGTATTTTGCATTTCAACAGCTTGTGCTGCTTGTATAGTTAAACTTGTAGGTACCATTAAATAACTTGTAGTACCATATCCTAAACCATAAGCACCAGCTGCAGGTACACCACCTAAATTACTAAAACCAATACCACCTAAAAGTGGATTATATAATTGGTTAACAGCAGGTGGTGGATAATAAAATACTCTTTTAATTTCAATTCCACCAGTAATACTTTGAGAAACTGCCCAAACATTTAAGTCATAGTCTTGTATACTTGATGTTAAAGCTATTGAACCACTATACCAAGTTACATTTCCACCTACTCCTGATTCTACACCATATTGTTCTGATAGTCTAATTATATTTGCTAAACTTGGTGTTATTAAAGCATTATTTAAAGAATTATTAGCGGAAGTACCTTCTAATGTAAGCATATTATCTCTTACTTGGAAAGCATAAAGCTCATTACCGTAAGTAGTAACAGCTTCTTCAAAGGCAGTATAAAAATTTATAGCTTGTAATTCAACTTCTTGAATAGGATAACCTAAACGTTGAGCACAAAATTTAGCTACTTTATCGGCATCTGTTTGAAATTGAGTATCATTATCATAAAATCCAAAAGGTGTAGAACCTGTTGTGAATGATGATGATCCAGGCCAAATAGGTACATTCATGGTTGTTTTATTTATAAATATTA